AATCTATCTTTGGTGAAGTAGAGGAAGCATAATTATGGAATTATTATTCATAGTAATATTATCAGTTTCAACCTTACTATTAGGATACACAACATACAATCTCCTTCGTAAAAACGAAGCATTAGAAGATGAGGTGGAGTTCGCAGACACGTATTTAGAGTCTACATATACATCTATGAAAAATGCATATGGTAGAATGAAGAAGGTAGATAGGTTAGGTTCGTTTGAGGCTGATGATGAGAGTGGGTATATCTTTGAAGAGATTAAATCCGCATTGGAACAATTAAACGAAACATATAACTTAGATGCCGAGGAAGAGAAAGAATAAAAGATATTTCACAAAGATTACTGAGATTGCTATTAACGCATATAATGGATGTGATGACCAGAAACTAAAAAATAAAATCTATAACAGATTTATTCACTATCCATTTGATAAAATGGCAGAGAATGTAATTCATACATACAAAACCTATTATTTTGATGTACCATATGAAGATGTTAAAGCAAATGTAGTTGCGTTTCTTAATGAAAAGATTCATAAGTTTAATGGTGATAATGGTAGAGCATTTTCATATTTTACAGTCGTAGCAAGAAACTATTTGTTCAATGAAAACAATGCCAACTATGCACGAATGAAATCTAGAGATGATTTAACCAAAGTTGATTCATCTCGTAATATTGTTAATGAGGTGGTTAGTCAACAAATGCAAGAATCTAAATCAGATTTTATAGACCACTACACTCAATATATTGATTATCATTTGGATGATTTATTTGTAAAAGATAGAGATAAAGCAATCGCTGATTCTATAAATGAGTTATTTAAAAACAGAAACGATTTATATTCGTACAATAAGAAAGCACTTTATATACTTATTAGAGAGAGAACTGGAGTTCATACTCAGTATATCACAAAGGTAGTTGGTAGATTAAAACTTATTTATGCAGAACTTTATACTGAGTACAACAAAACAGGTCATATTACAGTGATGTATAAATTAAAGGATAGTAATGGATAAGGATACTGAATTATTTAAAGGAAAAACATTTTCAGATATCATGTCGGATATCTACAATAACTCTAAAAAGAAAGATAGACAGTTAAAACTTCTAATCGCTCAATTAGAACCATTGGTTAAAAATATAAACGATGCAACGGTTGTAGTTCCATTGATTAAGGAGTATATGGAAGTATCTGTTAAGAACGATGAACAAATTGTAAAACTTGCCGCAATCGTTCAAAGAATGATGAAAGACGCTAACTCAGATGAAATGAGTGGTGGTTTAGGATTATCTGAAGAAGAGAAGAAACAACTTTTAGAAAACGCCAAAGCAATAGATGCTAAAATAGATTCTCTTCAAAACGAAGGAGATGAATAATGAGTTCTATACAATCAGGAACAATACAAGCAATTACACTAAGAGATGATGACCCTAATGAAGTTTATAGTATTCAGGTATTATCTGAAAGAGCTACTGGTAATTTTGAAACTGCGTATCCATTAGATGCTAACATTAAGAGAATACCACTATTAGGTGAAAGTGTTATATTAATTTCCGCATTAGGACCAGAAGCATCAGGTGGTAGTAGACGAAATATTCAATATTATCTTCAACCAACATCTGTACAAAATAATGTACATAATAATGCATTACCAAAGGGTGCTAATCCAGTAGGTGCTGTATCGGCTCAAGGTTCAATTAGTTCAGCAGTTGCAGGTAACCCAAATATAACTAAAAGAGATAGTGATTCGGATTTAGGCACAGGTTTTGTAGAGAGAACTGATGTTGGTTCTCTACAACCATTCTTAGGCGATGTTCTAATAGAGGGTAGGTTCGGACATTCATTAAGATTTGGATATACACCTGAAGGTACTAATACTACAAAAACGCCAGAATGGAGTTCATCAAATCCAGACGACCCAATCACTATATTATCAAATGGTAGAAAAGAACCTGGTGAGTTCAATAAATTTATAATCGAAACCGCAGATGATGATTTATCATCTATATATCTAACATCATCTCAGAAAATAAAACTAACTACATCACAAACCAATTTGGGTTTAGGTGTTGATGCACAATCACAATTCGATAAACCATCTGTAATTATTACATCGGATAGAGTACTATTGGATTCTAAAAAAGATTATGTAATCTTATCTGGTAAGAAAGATATTATAAATGCAACTCCAAATTGGGCAATGGAGATGGATAAGATGTTTACAATCTTAGAAGGGCTGATTCAACAATTAGCAGATTTAACAGCAGGAACTGCCACATTCGCAACAGGTGTTGGTCCAACAGGCCCCGCAACAAATGTAGCCCAAGTTCAACAATTACTAACCGAATTAAAACAAATGGCTCAATAATATGGCGGTACTTTGGCCAGGATTTCAAGCAACGGTAGCACCTTATTTAGATGCTCCAATAGAAAAAACAGAAGCTGATACTGCTAAAGTTATTGCGGATGCGTATGGAGTTGCAGTAGCTACTGCTATGATATCTTTAATTCCAGGCTCAACTATTATATCAGCTCCACCAACAACTGGAATTGAAAACGCAATATTAGATACATTTAATCAAATAAAAGATTCAGAAGGGCCACCAACACCACCAATGTTTTTAGGATGGGCAACTGAAACAGTTTCCTATTGGTCAGCAGTTCAATGGAATCCCTTACCACCACCACCTGGTTATGTATCACCAACAACAGGTGTTACTGTATTATCAGGTGGAACTCCATCGCCATTAGATGTGGGTTTATGGGGTGCATTTAACAACCCACCATCACCAACACCAATGGGTAATATTATATGTGGTAAGTTAATATCCGCATTTACAACACATCTATTAACTGTAAGTGGGTTATATAACGGATTGATTCCAGCAGCACCATCACCAGTACCAGGCCCACCATTTCCTTGGGTTGGGGTAGTGTAAAACTAAACAATTTGATATTTATATAAAAGTATATTATTATGAAGGCAAAAGAATTAGCACAATTATTAGAAGTAATCGTTAGAAAAGTGGTAAGGGAAGAACTTAAACCAATCTTAAAAGAGGTTAAACAAAGTTCTAAACCAGTTATTAGAGAGCGTGCAGTAGATAATAGTAAGGTAACTAAAGACCCATTAGATATTTCAGGTCTATTAGAAACTAAAAAACCAAAAGTACAAAAGTTCTCAGAAAACCCATTACTAAATGATATGTTAAATGAAACCGCACAGAGTGGTGAATGGAAAAGTATGGATTCTACATTTACATCACAACAGGCACAAGGATTCAATAGAGCACAAATGGCTGAGATGTTAGGTTATGGTGATGGTGTAGCAACCACAACAAATATGACACCAACCTTAGACCCAGATGGTAAACCTATGAATGTTAATATTGAGGGTACTGCAGTAGGTAATGCGTTAACAAGAGATTATTCTTCATTGATGAAAACTATCAATGCTAAGAAGGGAAAATAATAAATGGCTAAACAACGTAAAGAATATTCGTATCAAACTTTAGATTTACAACCTGATGTAGCGATTGGGGTAATGTTACCTTTTGGTAAACAAAATGGTTTGTTTCAGTTAAGTTATACAACCGAACAACAGGCTATATCTAATCTAAAAAGTTTACTATTAACTCGAAAAGGTGAACGGTTGTTTCAACCTAACTTTGGTTCTGATGTTTATTCTTTAATGTTTGAAAATATCAATAGTGATTTATCATCACAATTAGATGAATCTTTACGTGCTGATATAGAATATTGGTTACCCTACATAATTATTGATGATATAAATATTGAAATTATAGAAGATAGAAATTATGTTAGGATAGAACTATCTTTTAGAGTTACCGAACAAGGTGCTAACCAACAAATAATTCTATTTATAGATAATGCGGGAACTACCACAATAGAATAGGTTTAAAAATGGCAAAAAAAATTAACAATGATTTAGTACAAAAAGATGTATCGTTAATAGGTAGAGACTTTGGCGAGATTCGTAAGAATCTAATAGATTTTTCAAAAAACTATTTTCCAAACACCTACAATGATTTTAACGAAGCATCGCCTGGTATGATGTTTATGGAAATGGCATCGTATGTAGGTGATGTACTTTCTTTTTACACAGATACTCAATTAAGAGAATCAGTTTTAACAAACGCTGAAGAAAGTTCAAATCTATTTAATCTAGCAGCTGCATATGGTTACAAACCTAAAAATTATGTACCTGCTACAACTAACTTAGATGTATTTCAATTAGTTCCATCTAAAGGAAGTGGTGATGATGTAAGACCTGATTTTGATTATGCATTAAAAATAGCAGAGGGTATGCAAATTGGTTCTTCTGAGGTAAACGCTGTAAACTTTATAGCATCGAAAAATATTGATTTTGCATTCTCATCATCATTTGATACAACGGAAGTATC